TCAAAACTATATTTGGGTTTCTAAAATTGGACATTTCTTGGACATTTATAAATGTCCAAATTTCATTTCCCTTTTTACTTTTGGGAATTTTTCTTCACTTTTCAAAATAAAAAAGGAAAGAAAGGGTAATTAAAAAAAGATAAAAATAAACCCCAAATAAAACATATTCATAAATGGTTTAAAAATAAATTAACATATATAAATAAAAGAAAATGACTAGCAAAGACAATAAATTTGGTAAAAAGAAATCTGGGAATAAATTTAATAGAGAAAAAACATTTGCTTCCGAAGAAGCAGATATTTTGCGTGCAGATAAGAAACAAGAACAATACAAAGAAGAGAGACTTAATGAAAGACATCAGCGAAGAGTAATTGCTGGATTAGAAAAAGAAAATGACAACTATATAACTAGTGAGACAAATATAATAAAAAATGATATAAATAAAAATGATATAAATAAAAATGATATAAAGAAATTTGGAACCGTAGAAGAAGCCGAGAAATATCTGTATCGGTGTCATACATGTGGCACAAATATAGACAAGGGTTGTGAATTTTGTGGCGATAAATGTAAGGAATATGTAGCAGTATATAATTATCCGTGTAAATGGCAACCTGATTGTGTATTATGTAAGACTATAAATAGAAAAGGGAAAAACATTGATGAAGATTATGAGAATGATGAATGATGAATGATGAATGATGGTTACTCGTCTTGATTATGATTCTGTGGTCTTATATAGAAACACAAATATTCCATATTTGAAACAATATCTATTATTTTAAAATTGCTCGAAATGCGCAATGCAGGAGCTCTTTCAGAGTCTGGAAGTCCCGCTTCAACTATATCAAAGTTTTCCAATCCAAAATCTATGGTAACATAGGGTCTAATAAAATTCTTTAATTGTCTTGTAGTCCAATCAGGACAAATTGTATAGAAGCGAACAATTGTTGAAAATACTAATTTGAAACGAACAGTTGCCGGGTTAATTGACTGACCATCATTGTATTCTGGGTTTAACTCGCGTCTACTGTCATGTAAATTTAATTCAATTTGTTGCGACATTATTATTATTATTATTATTATTATTATTATTATTATTATTAAATGTTAGTATATATTTTTTATACTAAAATTTATTTATAAGTATTTTTATTTCAATTTTTTTACCATTGTTCAAATGTATATTTACTCAGGCTTAATAAAAATATACAAATATTGATATTCATATTGAATATTTAATAAGTCCACTTTGCTATCTAAAATGAAACCTTGTTGTTGCGCATCAGCTACAATATCATCTAATTTGGGCATATACATAATATGCTCATTTTTACGCACCTTACCATCAGAATCATTCTTAAATTTCTCCTCAAAATTGGCAATATTTGTACTTTGATTCAGCTTGAAATCAGCACTGTAACTAAAATCAGTAAACTTCACCTTTGTAGATGTAATACGCTGTGGTGCGTAGCGTTGAGGCGAAACATATAACAATGGGTTACCTGGGGGTAAAATTGGGTCAAATTTGTCTCTATCTACTAGATGTAATATTAGATAGCCACCGGGTTTCAACCATTTCATCGCATTTTGAAAGAAATGTATCTTGTCTTGGATGTAATAAATTGTGAAATACATACACATTATGTGTGTAAATGAATTAGGAACAAATTCACCGGAATTTGTCGCGTCACCTACTTGAAATTTATATTTTGGAAATTCCTTTTTAGCTTTTTCTACCATAGATGGCGATAAATCCATTCCCTGAACATCAAAACCTTGAGACGCAAATGCTGCCACATGATGCCCTGTTCCAGAGCCAACATCTAAAATGCGACTTTGACTTGTAGGTGACGTTTTATTTACAATTTCGCCAATTTCATAATCGTCTTTTTGATTGCTAAATACTAAATAGTCGTAAATGTCGGCATAAAAATCGTCGTAAATATCATTCCCGGATTTAAACAAAAACTTATCGGACTGTTCAAATCCTTCTTTCATTTTATTAAAGCCAGACATCAACATAATACATATAATTAATAATGACGCAAACAATAACACTTTACCCCACGTAGAGAATTTGCTATATGTATTTGTCAAAAAATTTACTTGATTTTCAATAATATTGGTCATATATATAAAATATATAAAATATATATTATATAAAATATTTCTCAATAATGAATAAAAGAACAACAGAATAAAAGAAAAGTTCATAATCTGTTATTTTTTTCCTAGTGTATAACAAATTATGAATGATAATGAAATAAATGATGTCAGAGAGCAACGGCATTTTAAAGGCGTCACATTCTCTGAATTTAAAAAGACAGATGCTAAAAAGGAACTAATTACTAGTCTACAAAAAGCTAAAATAGAACCAGCGTGTTACTGGAGCGCCGAGCTAATCTGCGCTGGACATTATTCTGACATATGGGACACAATTATTGGCTTCTATACAAAGCATATTCACATTGGTAATCCAAAGCTAGTCACTTATCTAGACTTGCGTATTTCCAATTTTAAAGACATTGTTAATAGCGGGTTTGTAGACCAAGAATTAAGATTAAGGAATAGTGATAAGATGCGCCGTCTATTTTGCGAAGTAATGTGCGTCTTATGTGAAGCCAAACGCCGTCACTGTTATGCCGAAATAAAAGTCAAAAAAGAGGATTTTGACCTGACACATATGACGGAGCGTTTTAAAGCACCCAATGTCAAATATGCCGAGACCATCTTTTTAAAAGATGACCCCAAGGAGCTATTTATTGCGGCAAACGAATTTGCGTATAATTTATCAGAAGAAGGCAAAAATAGTATGAATGCGTGTTATTGGATGGAATGGATAATTGAATTTGAGAATATTTGTAAGCATAAAAAGGAGAAATTTAATTGCGAGCGTAGAGTGTTCGCACTAGTTGATAATAAATGCCAAATGGATATTATATGGATTGTGTGGGACATTTTTTTAGAAGAGGCTGTAAAACGCAGCACATTGATTCAGCGAATTGTTAATAGTGCGTTAAATATTTTCTGTTTAAGATACAGACCAGGATGTCATAAGAAGCGCCGTTTATTAATGTATTTTATTATTGAAGTATTTACTGAACCCTTTTCTGTAGAAGAAGAAATTGTTAAAGATAAAGCAAAAATAGCAGTAATAACACAAAATATAAATAAAATTTACAAGCAAATTAAAAAGAATGAACATTCACCTGGAACTGATTATTTATATCAAAATACAAAGGCTAATAATTTAGAGAAAACAATTGAAAAACTGGACATGATGAATAGTTTAGGTGAAGAATATACACCGCGTATCTAATAATCAAATCTAATAATCTAATCTAATAATCAAATCTAATAATATAAATAAAAATAAAGACATATTATATATTTTCTATTTTTTATTCAATGCGTAGTACAAAAATGAACAAAATGAATAAAATAAACAAAACTAGACGTTCTACTAGTAGCAGTAGCAGTCGCAGTAGCAGTAGCAGTAGCAGTAGCAGTCGCAGTAGCAGTAGCAGTAGCAGTAGCAGTAGCAGTCGCAGTAGCAAATACTCACACCAGCATATCGTCTCAATGTTTCTACAAATGTTAAATACCGTGAAACTATATCACTGGAAAACCACTAGTTATGCGCAACACAAGGCTACTGATGAACTATATTCTAAATTGAATGAGTCTATTGATACATTTGTTGAAACAATGCTTGGCAAGACTGGTTCGCGAGTCAACCTAACTGGCACAAAATCTATTGCTTTGTTAGATTATACAGAGCTAAGTGGTTTCAAAAAGGAAGTCGAAATGTACAAACACTTTTTAATTAATATGGGCGCTGATACATTTTTTAAAGCAGCAACCAATACAGACTTATTAAACATAAGAGACGAGATTTTAGGACATTTGAACCAATTCACATATTTACTAACATTCAAATAAACTGGAAACATAAATAAATAAATTGGGATTGTAAAATGTAATCGTTATTATAATAAAATTTATTATATTTTTTTATTATAATGAGCACAATAACCGCAAGCAATAAAGACTTATCTAGTTCTTTAGGTGACATATTTTCAAGCAAACCATCATCGCCTAGTTCAAATACATATGAACCTGGAGCCGCATTTAGTAGTGGTAGTAGTGGTAGTAGTGGTAGTAGTGATTTTGGAAGCAGTAATATGTCTTCAGGTATATCATGGCAAACAATATTAATCATAATATTAATTTTGGCACTTTTGGGTTTCAATATATTTATTTATTTAGCAAAAGGAACTGGTGCTGTGGCAGAGTTTATTGATAAATATTTTGGACCATTATTGAAACTATTTGGTATCAGTATTTTAGAAACAACAAAACAAACTATCAATGCCAGTGCCACTGGAACCAAAGCTGGTGTTGATGCTGCAGCAAATACAACAACTGGTGCGATTGATGTTTTAGAACAAGGAACAAACTTGACTTCTAATGCTACTTCTAATGCTACTTCTAATGCTACTTCTAATGCTACTTCTAATGCTACTACTAGCTCTAATATTAATTCAAGTAATAAATACAGTGGTCAGCAAGCATCTGGTACTCAAAAAAATGCCATGCCAGTTCAACAGCAAATACAGCAAGACGGTAGCGCAACTGAATGGAGACAAGACACTCTTGATAGTGCTTTAAATGACGCATCAAAGAGTCCGGAACCGCAACCCGATGAATCATCTAGCTCAGTTCAATCAACGGGTAAAGCTGGATGGTGCTACATTGGTATGGACCGCAATACAAGAACATGTTCTCAAGTGGGCGTCAATGATATGTGTATGAGTGGCAACATATTCCCGTCACAAGATATTTGTATGAACCCAAGTCTGAGAGCATAAATGGTCTCATGTGAATTGTGTCAAATCATAATATTATATAGTAACAACGTTTGACGCATTTGATTCAATAGTGGTGCTTAATGACACAATATAAAATGAACTAGGACCCGATCCATTATCTGGCACATTATAATTTGTTTCAGTTGTATTCGCAATGAGCAAATTATTTTGATAAACATTGTAACTTGTAATAGGCAGACAATCTGATGTTGTATACCATGCCAATGAATAAATGTTTGCTTTCTTTGTAGCAATCAAAGTAGGCGTAGCCGGTTTTACAGCGCTTACCAATGGCGCATTTATAGGCCACTTATTTGTGCTATTTGTCATAACATATTGTTGCCTAGGAAACCATGTAGGATTGCCATCATCCCAACATAGGTCCACTATTGGTCCCGGAACATCAGAGTCAGTTGTGGGATGACAATTATCCAATTTAATAGGATTGAAAATTTCACCTGTACACACATTTTCGCTAGTTCCACACACAAGATTACCAAAGTCTTGAATAACAGTTGATTCTATGATAGGGATGATAACATTTGGCACAATTACAGCTAAACCGGCTGGTGTTGGTGGCTGAGGTGGCGGTATAGTTTGGTCAGATGTAGTACCAGATACTCGAAATGGCAAAGCATTAAGCAAGTTTTGTAAATTTTTAGGGCATGTCACTGGCAAATTAGTTGGGGCGCCAGCCAATGTAACATTTTGACCACCAACACGCAATAAATTATGTGTATTTGGATTTGTATACCCACGGTCAGACTGAGTCGCGTATGTTTTAGTTCGATTTATCCACTGTCCCTTTGCTATTTTGGAATAACGCTGGTTTTTTGTTAAACAACTGCTGTTTATTTTATATTGTAATACATTCCCTTTATTTATCATTGCGATTTCAAACGCTAATTTAGAAGCAGGAACTTGCCTATTGCTATATGGGACTGTTACAATAGGGTCTGTATTAGGCGGACTAATATTTGTATCATTCAATTGAGAACAACTATGTTCAACTCTAGACCACGCACGGGGTGGTTGAGGTAAATAACAATCACTATTATTACAAGACATTTATACTTAATATATTAAATGATAATATATTAAGAGTTTTATTACAGATTCTATTACAGATTCTATTACAGATTCTATTACAGATTTTATTACAGATTCTATTACAGATTCTATTACAGATTTTATTACAGATTCTATTTTACAACTTTTAAGGATTAAACTGGTCTCCAGCGCCAAAGAAAAACCATCTTAAAGACAAATAATTAGGGTTACTTAAACTAATTGAGTCAGTTCCAGAGCCAGCGCCTGAACTAACAACCTTCGTATTAGGTCCCTTAGTTACTAAATTTGAGATGTCAGTGGCACCTAGCGCATAATTGTAATACCATAAATTAGAAATATATCCAGAAAATCCACCATTCATAGCAACATAGACATTTCCATAGTTTTGTTTTGGAACACCATTTAGCTCATGACTCTTTGTAATTGTGCCATTAATATACACATCTAAAGTAGTATTTTGGCAACGAATAATCACATTAATCCATTTATTCAAGGGTATATTAGGTATTGTTATCTCTTCATTAATTACATTATATGTATTCATCATAATTACTAAAGTATTTGTATTTGGGGCAATATATAGACCAGGGGCATTATTTGGAAAATTGAGTCCAGCTGGGCTATCCGAGCTACTGGCGTAATCATTCCCCTTATAAAATACACACTTATATTGCCCGGTATTATATGTTAGGTCATCAATAAAAATCCAAGTAGACCAAGTAAATTCAATACCATCACTCGCATTCTCCGAACGAGTTATTGTTTGAGAACCACTTGAATTAGGGTCTTGTGGTATGACCATCAACTGTTTCGCATCAACCATTCCATCAATCAACTTTGGACTACCAGATGGACCATAAATATATCCTAAAATAGCAATACCAACACGCAATAATATAATGAACCCAAAAAGTACTAATAATAGAAATGCCACCTTAGCTACTAAACTATTTGATTCAAGAAAATCATTTGAAGCATTTACATAATTATTTGACGAAAATTTATTTAATGTTTCGGGACCCATACCTAAATTAGATTGTGACCCCATAGCAAAACCTTCTTCTGAACGTGAACCTTCACTCATTTATATAACAATATATAATATATACTATTATATATTATTATTACCTCAGTAAAAAGACCTCAATAAAAATTAAATGCTAAAACTACTATCTTCAGTATTACCTTCCATTAAAGATACCTTAACCGTATATTTGCCAAACAAATTAGACAACATACTAGAGCCATAACCAGCGTCATAAATATTCCAAGCTGTTTGAGGGTCGCATGCGTTAGCAAAATACTGGAATGTTGAAGTCCATCCAGAAAAACCACCATTAGGAGTGATGTAGACAGGAGCATTTGAATCTATTTTGGCAACACCTGGCAACACACATGTTCTAACCAATTTACCATCTATATAAATATCCATTGACCTTCCATAAACACTAACTAACAAATTCACCCATTTTTGGATTGGAATATTGGCAACAGCGCACCGGTGAATCATTGTATTACTTGTAGTTGTAGCTGTAGTTGTAGCTGTAGTTGTAGTTGTAGGAAGACTATCTAATCCAGGGAATACTGTCAATGAAACAACAACATTATTTTCAAGAGCGCCTAAAATAACAGAAGGACAAGGTTGGAGTGGAGTAGACCCAGAAACCATGCGTCCGAAAACAACTTTTTCTTCACCATAACGATAATTCCAGTCATCAATATACATCCAAATTGAATATGTAAAATTACTAGTATTTCCTGAACTAGAAGACGACGTTAAACTACTGGCATTAATTGTTTGCATTGTTTGAGCCGATGTTAAACCAGACAAGGTACTAACGCTTTTCGAAATATAACCATACACAATATATATTAAAACAACTATAATTACAAATAACAATACACTTTTTGCTTCCATTTAATTATATACTATATACCTAGAAATTACTTTTTTCTTTATTCATTCTTTATTCATTCTTTATTCATTCTTAAATAACATCTTTTATTTGTTGTATTATATTTTTTCCAACACCAGGAATAATTGGCGGATTTGTATTTTTCAATGAATTATACAATGTATGAACTTGTAAATAATCAATTGGCTTATCAAAATAAACCAAATTAGCTACATTACCACTAGCACCTCCATCAGAACCAACCGTCAACATATCAAATTTCATATATGGAACAACTTCTATTGCCGATTTAACTAATTCACCATTATAAAATACATCTAAAGTTCCACCATTATAATTAATAATTATATTGTTCCATTTTTGTAGCAACACATTTGACTGTTTGTAAATTATACGGTTACCATTATCGTCTAATTCCACAGTCGTTGGCATTGTCTTAATTTCTTCTATTTTGTTTCTAATATCAGACAGTGAAAATGCTTCTGTTAAATTTGTACTACTACTACCGCCACTACTACTACTACCGCCACTACTACTTGCTCTTGTTTTACGTAAAGCAATGTTACTGTCTCCATCATTCTTAACAGTAATAAAAAGAGTGTTAGTTTCTATATCATATTTTATACAAGGATTGTCTCCATAAGATAATATATTATGAAGATTATGATTTACACTTGTTGTGCTTTGAGCAAATGAATCTAAATAAAACCAGAATGACATAGCATATTGATAATTGTATTTTTCCACAGTTGAACTAGAATTTGCGTCAACATTTGCGTCAACATTTACATTCGCATTTAAATCCTGATAAGTCGCAACATTTGACTGTTTATCTGTAGGTATTGGCTCATTTACCCATGATTTACCTCCCTGCCCATAATATTTTGTCGAAGCATATGGAAACAAATAAAATTTGATTAAAAAGAACCCGCCAAAAATACCCAGCCCTAGTAGCAACAACATCATTTCTGTCTGTTTAGTTTGCTTGTATTGCCCAGTTAAGTAATCAATAATATTCACTATTAAACAAGGAATGTATAAAATGGTGTTTAATATTAATCTAAATATAGGATTATCCTCTAAATATCCACCAGAATTGATTAATTTCCATATAATAGCAAGCATACCAATGAGCATCACATAATTTAATACTGTAGAGCCAATTGATTCACTTGTATATGAGTCTTGTTTAAATGCTCCAATCCACGATAAAAGCGAATATATTAACAAACCGGAAATACTTATTGCTCCCAATATATAAACAGACCTTGATAGTATTTTAACAAATGTTGGTGAATCACCATATGTTCCCGATTTGGATGGATGTGTGAAAAAATAGTGGTATACAAATATCATTAAAAAAATCATCAAGCCTAAACTTGCTATTAAGAATGTTGAAATACCAATATATTTTGTCATTATATTCCAAGGGTCGTAGAAATATAGCAAGGCTGTTACCAGAATAAATATTAAGAACATAGCAGTATATTTGCTTCTTTCACTGTAAAATAACTGAAGGTCTCTCGGTAAGTTGGGTTTGGCAATATCATCGTCTTTGGTTACTACTACGTATGCGAAACAAGTAAGAACTAACACGGCAAATAATATGAAAAAATTCAGAGATAATGCTTTGTTTTTTTGAAAATCATCACTAAACATAATGATTAAAACAATAATGAATGTGCTTATAGCTCCTATAATATAAACTAACTTGAGCATGGGGTCGGAATCAGATGTTGATATGCCTCGCTTCACATTCATGAACATTTTTATCAACATTGTCAGACAAATAAAGAATATAATTGTAGACACAATCATATAAATAATTTTAGTTGTTAGTTGGAATGGATTAAATACCTTTGTTAGAATAACAAAAGCAATAAATATACCAATACCAATTAGCCACATTTTATAACCTTTTACTTTATCTTCTAAATCTAAAATAGTTGGGTCCTCTGTTGGAAATAAATGCGCGTCGGGTATACAACTGGGATTTTTTATTGGATTACTACTGCTACTGCTACTACTGCTACTACTGATATTGCTATTCGATGTAAAAAATGTACTTATATTGTCTTTTAATTTTTGAAAAATATTACTCATTATTATAATAATGTTATAATAATATTATTGTAACAATACAAATAGTCTATAAAAAATTTATAAAAAATCTATAAAAAATCTATAAAAAATCTATAAAAAATCTATAAAAAATCTATAAAAAATCTATAAAAAAATCTATAAAAAAATCTATAAAAAATCTATAAAAATCTATAAAAATCTATAAAAAATCTATAAAAATCTATAAAAAATCTATAAAAATCTATAACATTTTATAACCCTTACATATTTTCAGAAGCGGTTTTTTGCCCGTGACATTCGCGACAAAGTGCCACTAAATTTGACGGGTCATTGCCGCCACCGTGTTCTAAACGGACCTTGTGGTCAATTTCAAATGTATGTGTTAATTTATTATTACAGTGACCACATTTCCAGTCCTGTATTGACGCCACATATTTCTTTTTTGTTTCACTAACGGAGCGCTTTGTCGCCTTTTGTCCTGATAATTGGATACGCTGTTTTATACTAGGGTCTTGTTGTTGTTGCGGATTATCAAATCCATTTAAACTAGACATAAAATTATTTTCAGCTTTGCTAGTGAAATCAAAAATAGGCGAAATCATATCTACTGTGGTTTTATCAATTGGCATATATTTTATCAAGTTGTTAGTATACAGCAACATTTTCTTAGACTGAGTAGGGTTTCTTTTTAATAACAAATACAATGATATGCCTAGAATACCTATTATTGCCATTTTATAATATTTTTTGTAAGAAGACAATATTTTACTGTATTGTCCATCATGGTAAGCATTGTATATTAGAAAGCATGTTATACCTAATACGATTAATTCTAATTTCATTGTTTTATATAATATTGTTATTATATTTTGTTATTATATTTTGTTATTATATTTTGTTATTATATTTTGTTATTATATTTTGTTATTATAATTTCATTGTTTAGTTTCTACGTGTATATTTTCTAATTTTAACACGAGCATATTTTTTAGTATTTCTATTTCTATTTTTATTTATATTTGTATTTCTATTCTTATTCTTCGTTTTCCATTTTCTTTTAACTATATTTTTACGCCTACTCTTACTACTCTTACTACTCTTATACATAATAATATTTGACCCACCACTTTTATTTCCTTTACTAGGATTACCAGAATATGTTTGTTTGTCAAATAACATTGCCAACATTAATAATAATCTCATAACTTCATTTGAATTATGTTCAATTATAGAATTACTATTATTTTCAATTGTCATTTTTGTTATTGAATTAGAATTATCATTAGAATAGACATCTGTATTCTTAATAATAAACTCATATATATGTTTGAATAAGTTAAACATAGGTGTTACTACTAAAGGGTCATAATTTGGCAACAATGTTTTACATGCGTCTCCTAAATTAGCTGTAATTATAGTGAACATATATAAAATCAGAATGATGTTTTTATTCAATATTAATAGTAGTTTTACAAGATTTGTATTTGTATTTGTATTTGTATTAGTACTAATATTTATGTCCTTGAATAAATTGCTAGTTTCAGGTGTTATTGATGACAAAATAGGCATTATTATAGTTTTTGAGTAGTCGTATGCTGGATTATAACTAGAGTCTTTTGTAGCTGAGGCTGAGGCTGAGGCTAAAGCAGGTTCAGGCAATTCTGTTACAAGATATTTTCCAGAAATTTTGCTATTAAAATCTATAAAAAATTCATAATTACTTTTTGCTTCTGATGCTTCTAATGCTGTCGCAGCAAAATTATGTAACGCATCATCAAATTGTGACAACTGAGGGTTAGTCTCTTCATCTTTGTATTTCTTTAACATTAGAATAAACGCACTCATATAAATAATTGCTTCAATATACACTTGTTCTAAAACTTTTAATAGTCGCACTTTATCTGAAAATAAAGCATTATCAATGTTTGTTGTTTTACCAATAGTTTCCAACAACTCTTTTGTAAAAAAACCAGGCACTGATGATTGTGCTAACATGTCAAATCCAAATTCAGTGCTATAAGTAGTCCATTGTAAAGGCAAGTCGCTGATTTCTTTATAATTAGATAGTCGTGTTTTTAATATAAATTCATACCAGTTTTGTCTGTTAGGGCTACCTGTGGATATATACATATGAGTTTTATTGTCTTTTAGCTCTTGTTTTATTGTGCCATATTGTTGCGACACAAATAAAATATTTGAAGGTTTCTTGTCAACACCAATAGGTCCTTCATAGAAATATTGGCGCCCTTTAGAGTCTGGTTGAAACACAATCATTCCTTTATTTGAATCTTTGTTAAGACTGGATTTGGGTTTTAAAAATTTGTTTGTAGTAACAAGATGATTGATATCTTCTGTTTTTTTTCTAATAGCTGCTATTTTTTTAAGTTTTTCATTATACTCTGCAACTAATTCTGATAAATACACAGTGTCAACACTATTTAAATTAATATCAGCTGGGATTTGTATATGTCCAGGAGTTATACTTTTTAGAGAACCTACAACTCCGTCTGCTTTGTCTACACCATTTTTAAATGTATCATTATCAAATTCCTCTTGACTAGAATATAATACAATATCAACCATTGTTCCAGCAGTTAAAATACCTTTTGAAAATGTGCCAGATACTTTGGCAGTTGGATACATTGCTGTTTCTGTTTTATAATCATAAATGTAGAATATACCTGTTCCATCAGCACTCAATTTATAGTTATTAGTTTTATCAACAAATATATCACCTATATAAAAACCGTGTCTATATAAACAAAATGACTGGTAGAATATTAATCTTAATTCAGCTGTATTATTATTTAAATTAGCAATCATTGTAATATTTACTAGTCTAATTCCCAACCCAATGTCATCCATGTTATCAGTATTAAATACATATTGATATCTATTATAAATTATTATATTAAGTTGAGTATTATAGTTAAGTACATTTTGTTTATTTCCATATAAAAAAAGAAAAAATTTATATTTTAGCGGAACACTTATATTATATGGATTGTCTACAAAACTAAGAAATGTTCCAGGCTTAAAAAAATCTTCTAGATATGTTCCTATAAATGTTTGAGAAGGAGTCATGACGCAAATATTAATTAAATCAAGTAATCCAAATGATGCTGTTGGTTGTATTTTTCTAGTAAAAATTTGATTACATACATATATATAATAATCATTCAAAACTTGTTGTTCTGTCCATGGTTCTTTATGAATTTCTGGATTTTGTTCTAAAAGTGTTTTTGTATCATTGTCAAATATTATAGCGTCTTTTCTATGAACATCCTTCGAGACTTGTGTTTTAAAATCAGCCCAATCAATTTGCCATTTACGATCTATTTCTTTATAATAACTAGCATAAAGTCGTTTTAAAACAAATAATAAATCCTTTTCATAACTAGCATATGAAAACGTGTCTTCATGCGCATTATAATTATTTATTGTTGTATCAATAAATTCTTCATCAGTAATAAATTTCATCTTAGTATAAGCCATTTCTCTTACTTGCTCTGGTGGCATACTATTCATTTCTGTTAAGAAATTGTCAAATACTGGGGAACTAGGTAAAGGAGTGTTTGTATCTATGCTATTTAAACAACAAGTATTGTAATTGTCCAATATAGTTTTAAGTTGAGGGTCTTGTGATGCTTCTGACGCACTTGTTACAGTTGACGTTCCTATTGGATTAGCAGCAGCACTAGGACTCATACTAGCAGCACTATTATTAGGAACTAACAAGTTATTAAACATATCCAAAATATATTTTTTGTTTCTATCAAATATGTGTTTATAATTACTATCTAAATCAAATATAATTTCACTACAAGCCTCTAATAATCCTGTCAAAGATTCGGCATTTTGAATTTTTAAGTTTTCACCATTTGCCTGTAGAAGTTTACCCAAATTTTTGTTTGACACTAAAGACATATAAGTAATTATAAGTTTTGGTTTTGTCATATCATGCCAATCTAGACAAGCCATAAATCCAGTAGAAAAATTTGTGCTTATATTAAATGCCATTGTATCTGGACTTAATGTATCAGCTTCAATGTCATCTTTATCACGTTCATGTATAAGAGCTTGTGTTATTCGAAATCCACGAAAAATATCTAAATCGCCATCTATTCCAGATGGCTGAAAATTGTTTGATGTATTTTGTAAAACTTTGGCATCAGATATACCAGAATAACCTGTTAATATTGTTGTCATTGGGTATTTTTTTATAAAGTTACTGTTAGAAGTTAATCCTAATTTATAATGATTAAATAAATTTATAGGATTCTTGATAGCATCAGGATTATCGCTTCCAGGTTCAACTACATAAACAAACATAATACCCGCATCAATAGTCAATTTAGAATTAAGCCAGTCATAATTTTTGTAATCTTCATACCTGCTTGAATGTATAAAACCATCACTACATTCAAGAGGATTTGTCTTGAATATTTTAGCATATTTTTCCAAAATATTGTCGCGCATTTGTCGCCCTATTTCACCTTTTAAAACATGAATAAGCTCATTATTCTGAATATCATCGCTGGAATAATCTGTATAAATTTTTTTATTTATTGATGGAATAAATTGTATAAAATCATCACTTCCATTACCATATTTACATAAAATGTTGGATTTTTCATCTTCTCCATAGTCACCAACTTTTACTATATCTTTATCTATTAATTTATTCATTACTTCTACTATATTAGTATAATATATTTATTATACTGATACTAATTTTATATCATAATTATTTTCGTCTTAATTTTCTAGAAGCCTTACTATTTTTATTTTTTTTATCTTTTTCATCCTTTTTTTCTCTTTTATATTGTCTTTTCTTAGTATTTTTCTTTTTTATACTACTGCTACCGCTACTACTGCCGCTACTACTACTACTGCCGCCACTAGTTGCTATTGTTAGTCCACTTAATCCAAGCGTGGCTCCTAGAGTTATCAGTAACATGTTTGTAAATGCCGAGTTATTTCTTACAATCTCTTCTGGCGCATTCTCAATATTAACACTTCTATTATTATCCAATGCTGCCATTAATTTGTTATATGATTGTTTGAAGCCATAATATAAATTTAAATCCTGGAAATATGTAACTATTATGGAGGGACCCGAAAGGTTAGAAGAACCAGGTTGCTGTCGATATATTTTACTAGATACAATTAAATACACATTCAAACATAAAATTATATTTTTTATTAAAATCATCAGTAAATCGTAAATATTCATATCCTCAACCTTAATGTCTTTATTCATGTTTCTAAAAAAATCTACACCGGTTTCATCTTTGGTTACTGACGCTAAAATGGACTTAATTGCGGTTTTTGATTCTTCTTTAATTGTTTCAATATTAAATCCTCTGTTACTATTTTTATTAACATAATTATTGTAAAATGTTGTAAATGCCGCCTCAGGTTCTCCTGTTCCTTCCTTGCCCATGGAAAGTTGCTTATACAGGGATTTTATTGTCATGGTTAACTCATTGGTTGCTTTTCCCTTTCTTTGTAAAAATTCATCTTTTTTTCCTCCAATTACTGAGGTAAATTTTGTATCATCTAGACCAAAGTATACGACAGCATATCTGTGAGCGCGTTCGTGTAAAATATGAGCCAGTTCCCATTTTTCAGCCTTTTCTGCGGCACTCGCGGCAGCAGCAGTATCATTCACATCTTTTGTATAACTGTCTTTATCCTGAGCAGTTAGTCGGTTAATGTATGCGGTTCTATATTTAGTTTGTAATTCTGATTGATTACCCATTTTTTCAAAAATATTTGCTAGTGTGTTTAATAGAAGTGTTTTCACATCATTCATAATTGAATCATCATTATAATCACTATCGACTATATCACTTTTTAATAAGTTATTTAAGGTTTCAATATACAAATAATAGTATAAATTACATATTAATTTTAGTATTTCATTATCTATTGATTTATCTTTCAATATACGATTTATAGTCATAAGTAATTTATCACCATCGTCTTGCGTCAAATTTGTATTTTGTTGTTGCTCTATTTTACACAATTCTTTTAACAATCTAATTTTATATGATAAGATTTTATCTGGTCCTGGTCCTGGTCCTGGTCCTGGTCCTGATGAACTTGATAAATTTTGTGAACTAGAAATTGTAAGTATATTTTTCAATTCTTCTAATTCTTCCAAACAATCTTCAAGTTGCCCTGCTTGATATAATTTATAAGCGGCATCATAGGGACTACTTACAGTTGAAGGTTCAGGACTTACTACTAAAGGACTTGCCTCCTCTTCTTCTTCTTCCTCTCCCCCTTCTTCTGAACCTTGACCACAAGTTTTCTTTTCTCCGTTAGCAATAGTATAAGCCTTAATATCATTATCATAAATATATTTCAGTGTTGATATAATTGCCTGTCCAAATACAATTATCTCGTGACCTAACATTGATTTTATTTGTTCCAAATTATCAGTTTTAAATACAATATTGTCCATATCAACGCGTTTAATTAATTCCTGTTCCATCAATTCAGAAAATTCTGTGTTCGGGTCAGGCATTACAAGCCCAGGGATACTAAAATAATTCTCAAAATAATCAGTCCACTCCCATATTCCGGTGATTTTCATAATTGAAGCTTTAGTATCAGTACTATTATACAATATATTTTGCCAACTTAAAGGAGCTGGTGTAGCAGCTGGTGTAGCAGCTGGTGCTGTTGTTACTGTCAATAAAGACACATCAGTTGGCTTAACTTCGACATCACCATTTACTCTTTTTATTTGACCAAATTTGGAAGATACATGTAGTAATGTAATCTCATAATGAGGAACAGTAGTAACAACACTTATAGTTTTTAATACAGGACCTTCATAAATAAAACCATTTGTAAAGATTACTATACAATTGTCATCAGTATCTTTTACACTAGTATCATCAGTTACATATTGTTGTTTAATTATGTAATCATCAGTCCATTGCCAATCATCCTTAGGTAGCCTTATAGCAGCAGCAACAATGGTAGCAGCATCAATAGCGACGGCAACACCATTAGTGGGAGCAATAGGAGGACTTGTACTAGAACTACTATTGTCATATAACACATCTTCCCAATTTACCTTGACATTTTTACCACCTGGATTAAGAATTTTGCCATATTGTTTGGATACTTTTAATAATGTATAATCTGGATTACTAATAGCATTAATAACTGTTGGGTCCATTGGTCCATAATATTTGAAACCATTTTGTAGCGTTATAGTGCCAACATTTTGATTTTGTTCTAGAGTTGTGTCGTCTACCAAGTATTGTTTGATTACTCCCGTTGCTTCTGATGATGATGCTCCTGGTGCTACAGGTGTTGCTGGTCCTGTTGCTGCTGGTTCTGCTCCTGTTCCTGTTCCTGTTCCTGTTCCTGTTGCTGCTGGTCCTGTTGCTGTTGTTGCTGATGCTGCTGGTGCTGATTCTTCTGGTTTTGTTTCTCCTGGTTTTGTTTCTCCTGTTCCTGTTCCTGTTCCTGTTCCTGTTCCTGTTCCTGTTCCTGTTCCTGTTCCTGGTGCTGATGGCACACCACCGCCACCGCCTCCGCCTCCACCTTCGCCTATTCCTACTGGTCTTCCACTACTGCTACTACTGCTACTACTACTACTACTACTACTGCTACTACTGCTGCTACTGCTACTAGGAGCAGAAACAGAAACAGAAGCAGTTTCACCTTTTGGCTTTGGAACATAGCTCTCTAGCACACTGATACACTCCGTTAAATTATATTTCTTCGCAATATCCAATGCTGTTTCTCCCTTATTGTTCCTAATTGTCTTATCAGCTTTGTTTTCCAATAGGAGTTTGACTTTGGCTGAATCATTTTTACTATACAAGACAGCCAAGTGTAGTGCCGTATTTCCATTATTATTATTTTGAAGGTTGGGTAAAGCGGGAGGGTCGTAGTCCAGGAGAGCCTCCATCGAGTCTACCGTACCGTTATAGGCCTGGTACATTAAAGCTGTGCCATCATGCCAGTCACTATCCTTGATATTAATATTTGATATAGTTCCAACATTAAGCATATTTAGCGAGTTACTAATGTTGCCATCGTTCTGTACGAATTTTTTAATATTTTCCTGACTATCGACTGCTGCTGCTGTTGTTCCTGTTCCTGGTGCTGTTCCTGTTCCTGTTCCTGTTCCTGGTGCTGCTGCTGCTGCTGCTGGTGTTACTGCTGAACCACTGCTACTACTGCTGCCAGACAATTTTGTTTGTCTTGCTTCAATTGCGTCAATTACTAGTTGCCTCTTTTTACCTTGAGCATAATTTAGAGTTGACAATGATTCTGTGCTAATATCTTTCATATCAAGAGCTTCTGGATATGCTTTTATTAACGCATTAATTACATCATCAACAGCACTAAAATATATAGCCAATTGAAGTGGTAGTCTGTTAGTACCACTGTTATTAACACAATATTGTTTAGCTGCTTCAGTGTTAGCATTAAGAATTGCTATAATAACATCATGTGGAGCTGATTTGTAAATAGCACGACACAACATTGTTACACCTTCATCATCAGTTTCTTTCGCAATACTTGGATTATCTTGTATCATTTTAATAATTTCTTGATTTGTCTTATCATTATTAAACTGTTTTTGGTTTAAGTATTTAAAAACTTCTTTAGCTTTATCAGTTAAATCACCACCAGTTTGAATAATTTCCTTCTTATCAATATTTTTTTTTAAATAATTGTGAATCGTCTTTTTCCTCTTTTTCTCAGCAATTTCAAACACACTATCTCCGTCATTATTCTTTATATCTGTTTCAGCACCAGCTTCTATAAGCGCCTTAAAAGCATAATAATTACCCTCTTTAGCAGCTATCATTAAAGCACTATCGCCATTATTATTTCGCAAATTTATATTAGCATTTGCTTTTATTAAATCTTGAATTAATTTGTGACAATCATTTATAGCAGCAGTCATTAGAGCCGTTGTGCCCTTCTTGTTTTGAAGATTTACATTGGCATTGTGCGACAACAATAATTCCAACATTTTCTTATTTTTATTATTATTATTATTCTTATTATCATTATTACCACATGTCAACATTGTAGCAGTATTGCCTCTAAAATCTTGGTAATCAATTTCCGCCCCTAAATTCAGCAAAACTATAACATCAACTTCATCATTGCTATTAACAGCTTCAAAAAAATCCTTATTAAGTTCTTGTTGTTTTGTTTGTTTACTTTTACCAGACATATTTGTATAATTACTAATATATACAAATATATTATTTATATGTTATTTATTGTATAAATACAGTATTAATCCAGAAGCACCTAACAAGACCATTGTATAAATAATCTTCTCTCGCCATCGATAATAATCCTTCATCTTAATATCCTTCGGCTTATACTCTTCATAATATTTAATATAAAAATCATTCATAGAAATCTTCGGTTTTTCCAATTTCTCGTTAATTTTATTATGAATAAAATGAATCCATCTGATAAATGCGTCACGAGAGTCTAGATATGCCGTCACTGGATATTCATCTATTAATTTGCTAAAATCGCTACCCATTGATTCTACTGGAATAAATATTGACAAATTCATGATAAACTCGTAGTATTTTTTTCGCGTTACATCATTGGGTCTTATAGGATATGTCATCGCAATCGTATGTAGAAAAAACCAAAAATGTGGACCCCAAATAGTCGGGTCCAAACCAGAGACAGTTGTCTTTTTCGTTTTTGTTTTTGTTTCTGTTTCAGGCATCTAAATTAAAACAACATAAAAACAACTGTATAATAAACACATAAGAATCATTCTAAATGAATATGAATATAAATATGAATATGAATATGAATATGAATATGAATATGAATATGAATATCAATAAAAACAATGTCTGTAATAACTGCGGCAAACAGGGGCACTTATTTCATCAATGTAAACTCCCTATAACTAGCTATGGTGTCATATTGTTTCGAACAACACCAAAAGGACTCCAATTTTTAATGATACGACGCAAAGACAGCTTTGGATACATTGACTTTATTCGTGGCAAATATATACATCATAATTTAGAACATCTTAAAAGTATATTCAATGAAATGTCTGTTATCGAAAAGGACAATATTAAAACACATACATTCGAAACACTGTGGGATAATATGTGGGGTATAACAAATATTGGAAACCAGTTTAAAAGCGAAGAATTGTCGTCCCAGAAAAAGTTTGATTTGCTAAAATCTGGGCTACAAATAAATGGAGAATTTGTTTCACTTGATACACTAATAGAATCTAGCACTACAAATTGGATTGAGACTGAATGGGAATTTCCTAAAGGACGGCGAAATTTCCTGGAAAAGGACCTAGATTGCGCTTTAAGAGAATTCGAAGAGGAAACCGGATATTCTAAAAATAAAATAAAGGTGATTGAAAACCTGATGCCATTTGAAGAAATATTTATAGGTTCAAATCATAAGTCGTATAAGCACAAATATTTTTTGGCATTTATGGATGAAATAGAAACAGAGACAGAAAATAGTGATTTACTAGAGAATTATCAAGCAACGGAGGTAAGCAAATTAGATTGGAAGACATTAGAAGAATGCTTGGAATCAATTCGTCCATATAATTTAGAAAAAAAACAACTAATATTAAATATTAATAAAGTATTACAAGAATATAGATTATATTAATAATATATAGTAAGTAGCAATGGATAAAATGGAAACCAATGATAAAATGGAAACCAAGGATAAAATGGAAACCAAGGATAAAATGGAAACCAAGGATAAAATGGAAACCAAGGATAAAATGGAAACCAATGATAAAATGGAAACCAATGATAAAATGGAAACTATAGATAAAATAAAAAAAAAAGAAAAATCAGAGGATACTTGTAGCAATGTATATGACCCAAAGTGTGGCAAAAATAAAAAAAAACTGGAGCTAGAAGAGGATAATATGAAAGAATCCAAATCAAATCCAAATACTGACCCATATTTGTATCCCGACCTAAATGACCCAAATTTCAATATAAAAATCGCAAACAAGAAGGAATTTAGTAACTCCAAATATGATGGAACAATTGACAATGTTGAAGTCAAAGCCAAAGAATTGAGTCAATCTGAATACGAATTGCTCCCCCAGCAAGCATTTGTAAGAAATTTCATGTCATTTCAGACGCCATATAATAGTTTATTATTATTTCACGGTCTAGGTTCGGGTAAGACATGTAGCGCAATTGGTGTCTGTGAAGAAATGCGCGAC